CCCCGCTTCGGCGGGGCCTTTTCGTATCCCATTCCGAGAGAGAAATCACCATGGATCTGCAGATTCTTCTGGCGCTGGGCGTGCTGAGCTTCGATGCCCTGAACGCCCACATCAATAACCTGCCGCGCATCTCCACCCGGCTGGCCGACATGGGCCTGTTCCAGGAACAGGGCCTGGTCGGCACCACCATCGTCAAGGTGGGTATCAACGGCACCAAGCTGGTGCTGGTCCCGAACGTGCCGCGTGGTGCGCCCGGCCAGCCCAAGGGCCTGGAGCGCGGCAAGGTGAAGCTGCTGGAAACCACCCACCTGCCGCAGAACTCGACGGTCATGGCTGACCAGCTGCTGGGTGTCTATGACCCGGCCGACCCGGAAGGCAACAACGTTGCCGCCGTGGTCAACGCGCTGCAGGCGGTGCACAAGCGCGACCTGGACTTCACCATCGAGTACCACCGCATGGGCGCGCTGCAGGGCAAGCTGCTCGACGCCGACGGCTCGATCATCATCGATTTCTACGATGAATTCGGTGTCGAGCAGACCGTTATCGCGATGGAGCTGAACAAGGACACCAGCAAGGTCCGCGCGAAATGCATGGCCGTAAAGCGCTCCATCGAGGAAAAGCTGGGCGGCATCCCGTACACCGGCATCCATGTGTTCTGCAGCGCTGGCTTCTTCGACGCACTGACCGACCACCCGGACGTGCAAAAGGCTTACGAGCGCTGGCAGGACGGTGCCGCGCTGCGCGATGACGTTCGCAAGGGCTTTGTCTTCGGCGATATCACCTTCGAAGAGCTGCAGGGCAACACTGGTGGTGAACTCGCCCTGGCGGAAGGCGAAGCAATCGCGTTCCCGCTGGGTGTGCCGGACATGTTCCTGACCCGCTTCGCCCCGGCGGACTACCTGGAAACGGTGCGCGGCATCGGCCTGCCGTACTACACCAAGACCGCCCCGATGCGCATGAACAAGGGCATCCAGCTGGAAAGCCAGTCCAACCCGCTGAACATCAACACCCGACCTGATGCGGTGATCCGCTTGAAGGCCGGCTCGAAGTAAACCAGTGGTGCTTGGCCCGCTTCGGCGGGCCGGGCAGGAGGTTGTATGGCCCAGATCAGGATCGGGGTCGATCCCGACAATGCCTTCGGGCGACAGCTGACCGAGCTGGAACAGTCCCAACTGCCCTACGCCGCATCGCAGGCCGCCAACAAGGTGGCTTACGAGATCCGCGAGCGCTGGAAGCGCCAGGCGCCGCGGGTATTCGACCGGCCGACGCCGCTAACGGTCAATGCGGCGATGTACCGCAAGGCAACCAGGGCGCAGCCTTACGCAGAAATTTTCATTCGGGACGAGGCATTCAAGGGCACGCCACCGGCGAAGTACCTTCTGGCCGAGGTGGATGGCGGCCAAAGGCGCCGGAAGGGCTTCGAGCGGCTGCTGCAAAGCCGAGGCCTGTTGTCGCCGACGCAGTTTGCGGTAATGGGGCGCGGCGCCCAGGAGAACCAGTTCGGCAACGTGCCGGCCGGCCAAGTCACCAAGATTCTGTCGCAGCTTGGCGCCCAGCGAGACCGATCCCAAAACCAGACCACTGTCAGCCAGAAGCGGCGACGGGGCAGGGGCAACAACCGTGATGGCGAGTACTTCGTGATCACCAAGCGCCGCGGTTCATTGCGCCCGGGCATCTATGAGCGGATCGGGCGCGGATCCGGCGTCCGATCCATCTTCATCTTCACCAACACAGCCGCCTACACCCCGCGATACGACATCTTCGGCATGGCCGAGGACACCTGGAGGCGGTTGATGCCGTTCTTCCTGAAGCGCGAGCTGGAGAAGGCCATGGAAACCGCGAGGCCCTTGCCTTGAACCAGAGAGCTTTCATGCAGGCCCTCGACGCAATTGCGTTCGGAGCCTTCCGCGCGGCCGGCGTTGCCGATGCTGCCCACTACCACGAGCCCGGCACCTCCGCAGGGGTGCCGTGCACGGTGCTGCTGGACGAGGGCGTCGAGCAGTTCACAGCGGATGATGTGGCGCCGATCGCGACCACCATCGACCGGGTCACGCTGCAGCTGGCCGAGATCACTCCGCGCACCGGTGGCGTGGTACGAATCGACGGCACCGGCCGCCGGCTCAAGCTGGTGCAGAAGATCCGTGCCGACGAGTCGACGGCGGTGTGGGAGGTGGCCAGTGTCTGAGCCTATCCCCAGCCCTCGGCGCCAGCTGCTGGTCGCCATGGGCACAACGCTGCAGCTGATCAGCACCAAGAACGGCTACCTGACCGATGCCGGTGTCGGCTGGACGCTGGAACCGACACCGGGCGACCAGGACACCCAGGCAGTGCTGACGGCCGTGATCGAGAAGCAGCAGCGCCCGGAGGCCCCCTCCAAGGCCACCACACACCGTCTGACGACAGTGAGCGTCATCGCCAAGGTGCCAGCCAACACGGAGGGCTACCAACAGGCGCTGGACGACCTGGTGACCGATATCGAGGCGGCCATGGACAGCCGCGAAGTGGCCCGGAACTTCCCCGATGGCATCCAGGTGCCGGTGTACGTCGGCATGGAGCCGCTGATGCCGGAGAAGGCCAGCGCCGGCTGGGTGGGCGCACTGCTCACCTACCAGTCCCACATCCCCAAGAAATAACCCGCCGCACAGCGGCAACCCAACTGGAGAGCCACCATGGCCGAAGATTACAGCTACCTGGGCAGCGGCATCGTCCTGATCCGCGAGTGGAACAGCAAAGAGCCGTTCGTGGAAGTCGGGAATGTCTCTGCGTTCGCCATCGCGCCGCAGACCAACACCATCGAACTGGCTGACAACCAGAATCCAGGCGGCGGCACGGCCAACAGCGTCGACCGCGTGACCGGCTACAACCTCAACTACACCTTCCACGACTTCAACCCGGCAAACTTCGCCCGGGCAACTCGCGGCAAGGCCACCAGCATTGCGGCTGGTACCGTTACCGACGAGCCGGTTGTGGCCGTTCCGGGCAGCTTTGTGCCCCTGTCGCGTCTGGCGAGCGAGGTGACCACGGTTAAGCCGGTAACCGGCGCCACGACCTATGAGGCCGGCAAGGACTACCGCTTTGAGCGCGGCATGCTGTACATCCCGGCAGGCTCAACGATCGCAGCACCTTCCGCGGCCGGTACGCCGAACATCAAGGTCACCTTCAAGAACGCGGAACTGGGTCACGTTGAAGCGGCGGTCACCTCGCAGAAGTTCTACGAGATTCAGTTCTACGGCGCCAATGAAGCTCGTGGCGGAAAGATGGTCCGCGTGGCCGCGCACAAGGTCTCCGGCGGCGTGATCGAGAGCATGGGCCTGATTGGCAACGAATTCGGTGCCGGTAGCGTGCCGGGCAAGCTGCTGAAGGACAACGCGAAAGCCACCGGCCAGGACATCTCGGCATACTTCTACTGGCAGCAGGAGAAGTAAGCCGTGTCGGAACTGGACGTGATCATCCCGCCGACTCGCACCGTGCGCTTTCGCGGCGAACAAGTGCAGGTAACCCCTCTTCGCCTGCTGCAGATCGGGCCCTTCATCTCGGCAAGCCGCACCATCATCGCCCGGGTGGCGATGATGGCCGGCGCGGTCGATACGGCACCGGCCGCCGCCACCGGTGCCATCTTGCTGGACCTGCTCGAGCAGGACAGCGCAGAGCTTGCTGCTGCACTGGCCGTTGCTGTTGGCCGTGACGCGGAATGGATCGCCGGAGGCACCCTGGACGAAGTCGCCGACTTGCTCGAGGCAGTCGTCGGGCTCAATCGCGATTTTTTCGCCCATCGCCTGCGTCGTCTTCTGATGCAGGCCAAGCCGCAGGCGGAAGACAGTACGGACTCGGCGACGTCGTCCAGTACCTGATCGCCCGCGGCCACCGTTTGCCAGACGTAATCACATACACCCTGGCGCAGCTGCGCGGCTTCATGGAGGCCGCCGCTCGGGATGACCTCGATCGAGTCACCCAATTCGCCGTGGCCACTCGCATGGCGATGGGTGCGGAGCCGGCGGACTGGCAGAAGTACCTGGCCGCATTGAGCGGCCAGGCCACGGCGCAGCAGAAACAAGGAACCACCACTCATGGCTGACCCTTCAGCGAACCTGCGGGTCCGTATCAGTGCGGACCTGGCTGACATCAGGCAGGGGCTGGGTGTGCTCACCCGGCAGCTGCGCGAGGTGCGAACCGAGGCGGCCCGGCCGCTGCCGGCAAAGAACAACATCACCGACCTGGGCGTCTCCGCCGGCCAGACCGCGCAGGCGATGCGTCAGCTGCCTGCGCAGTTCACCGACATCTTCACCAGTTTGCAGGGCGGCATGCCGTTCTTCACGGTGCTGGTGCAGCAGGGTGGCCAGATCAAGGACAGCTTCGGCGGCGTCGAGCCTGCACTGAAGGGAGTGTCGTCCGCGCTGCTGGGCTTGGTCACTCCCTACACCGTGGCCGCCGCTGCCGTTGGCTTGGTAGTGGTGGCTTGGTACAGCGCAGAGAAGCAGACTGAGGCGTACACCAAAGCGCTGGTGCTGTCGCGCAACGAGGCGGCTGCAACGACGCTGACGCTGGTGAACATGGCGCAGAAGACCAGCGATGCGCTGAAGGTGTCTGCGGGGGCTGGTGCGGAGGCGGCGCAGGCCGTCGGATCGAACGGGAAGATCGCCGCGCAGAACCTTCAGGCTGTTGCGAACGCCGCGGTGGCCATGAAGGAGATCACCGGACAGGCGCTGGAGGACACCATCACGCTGTATGCGAAGTTGGCTGAAGACCCGGTCAAGAATGCCCAGAAACTCAACGAGCAGGTCAACTTCATGACCGTGGCGCTCTATGAGCAGGTCAAGGCGCTGCAGGAGCAGGGGCGCAACCAGGACGCGGTGACCGTAATCACCCGCGCAGCCGCAGACGAAACCGTCATTGCGCTGGCAAAGGTCCGCGCCAGCCAGAACCCCGTGATCCGCGGCTTCAAGGACTTGTGGACGGAAGCCACAAAGGCCTGGAATGCGATGCAGGTGAATGCAGGCTTTGGTCCGCAGGCCGACCAAATGCAGAAGATGCTTGCCGACAACCGTCGTGACGTTGCCCGGCTGAGCGCTTTGGAAGCATCTAGGGATCCCATGGCCCGCAATCCGATGGTGATCTCGGCGCTCGAGAAAGACGTAAAGGAGCGGTCTGCCAAGATCAAGGCGCTGGCGACAGACCTCATTAAAGAGCGCAAGGACGCCGAGCTAAGGGCGGCAGAAGACGCGAGCGTTGACTATCTCCAACGCACCGACGCGATTATCGATTCGCAGGCCAGCAAAGAACAGAAGAAAAAAGACGAAATAGCTCGAATCAATGGTGAAGCGGAGAAGGTTCGGCGCCAAGCTGAAGCCGCGGGACTGATTGAACAGGTGAAGGCGATCGAGGAACGCCGAGCAGCAGCCGTCGTCGCGATCGAGAAGAAGTACAAGGAGAAGCCGAAAACCGGAAACGGTTCGGCCACGCGCGCTGCTGGCTTGCAAGGTTACAAGGATGACTTGGTGGCCGAGCAGGCCGAGATCACTGCTGGCACGCAGCTGCTGCGCGCGCAGTTCTCCGCGCGTGAGATCACTGCGGCTCAGTACTACGACCGCATGCGTGGGCTGGTGCAGAGGAGTACAGATGCTCAGGCTAAGTCGCTTGAGCAGCAAGTTGCATACCTGCAGAGGCAGGTGGTAGCCGGAAAGGAAGCAATTGGCGTCAACCGACAGATCGGTGAGCTGGAAGCACGTCTTACGAAGGTTCGAACCGATGGCGCCGCGGCGCTTCAGGTGCTTTCGACCGAAGAAGCTGCGGCCATGCGGGCCAGAACTAGCGTCATCGCCGCGTATGCAAATGCCCTTGATGCGAGCAACCAGGCTCTGGAGCGTCAGCTCTCCACCCAGGCTCAAAAAGTCGGGATGGGGGATCGCGAGTACGAGATTCAGCAGCGCATCAACGACGCGTATGCAGATCAAGCAGACAAGTTGCGTGAGCTCCAGCTTCAGCTCAACGCAGGGCAGATTGACCAAGGGACGTTCGAGGAAGAGCGGGCAATTCTGATAGCAAAAACCCTTGACCGGCTGCAGCTGATCAAGGACGGTTATGAGGAGCTGCGCCGGGCGGAAGGCAACTGGCTGTCTGGGGCAGCCGCTGCGTGGGCCAACTATCAGCAAGAGGCGAGCAACTACGCCCAGCAGATGGGCAGCGCGGTAGGCGGCGTAATCGGTGGATTCGAAGATGCCTGGGTAAAGTTCACGACCACTGGCAAGCTCAGCTTCTCCGACCTCACCAGGTCGGTACTGGCCGACCTGGCTCGAATCGCCGCCCGGCAGGCCACCATGGGTGTGGCCAACGCCTTTGCCAGCATGTGGGGCGGCGGTGTCACGGCAGCCGGAAATCAGGCCGTCACCTCCGGCACGAGCAGCATCAACAACGAGCTGTTCCAGAAAATGCGCCTGGGTGGCGGGTACTCCTCCGGTGGATACACCGGCAATGGTGCTGTGAACGAGCCTGCGGGCGTCGTACACAAGGGCGAAGTGGTCTGGTCTCAGGCTGACGTCGCCCGCGCCGGCGGCGTTGGCATCGTTGAGGCCATGCGGCAGGGCCTGCGCGGCTATGCAGACGGAGGCCCTGTCGGCGGAGGTGCGCCCTCCGGCTTCTCCGGCGGATCCATCAACGTTCGTGTGTTGAACGCGCCGGAAGGCACCACCGCATCGGCCAGTCGTAACGAGCAGGGTGGATTCGACATCGACGTTCTGCTTGGCCAGGTCGACAGCTTCATCGGCGGCCGCATCGCAGGTGGATCCGGTGCCACGTATTCGGGAATGAAAGGCCGATTCGGCCTGAAGGACAGTGTCTGATGGCTTCCCTTCCTGCCGTAGCCCGCGTGATGTTCGACGGACAAAAGCGCTCCTTTGACCCGTCCGTGCTGAGGACAGAGATGGAGCGGGGTGTGCCAAAGCAGCGCCTGCTGAACACGCAGGTGCTCGTAAAGCAGGCCATGGTGCTGTACTTCAGCAGCATCGCGGATTGGGAGACGTTCGACACCTGGTACATGGGAGACATCAAGCGCATTGGCTGGTTCACGCTGATTCACCCGTTTACGGGCAAGCAGATCACGGCCCGGTTCGAGAACGGTGCACTGGGCGATCTGGTGCCGGATGAAAAACTGCCCGGTGACTATCGGATGGACGCGGTTGTGGAGTACTTGCGATGACAACCTTTACCGAGCGCCGGCAGCGCGTGACCGATACATCCGGAATCCTGTTGTTCCTCGAGATCTCCGCGCCGTCTCTTCCCAACCCTCTCCGCATCGTCAACGACACACAGGACTGGACGAGCAAGGGCGTCGTCTATCTCGGCGCCCCCTTCGACTTCAAATTGCCGAACGACACCAAGGGCCAGACCCCGCGCGCGCAGCTGGTGGTGGACAACGTCGGCCGCGGTATCTCCGAAGATCTCGAGTCCATCGGTCCCAACGAGGTTCTGATGGCCAGGCTGATGGTCTCTGATCGGGCAGACCCCAACACGATCGAGCGCGACTACTTCCTGCCGGTGAGCAGCGTGACCATCACCGGAGCGACGGCATCGGCGCAGTGCGGTGTCGACTACATCATGCGCCAGCAGGCGGTGAAGCTCAGGGCAAACCAGTTCACGCTCCCGGGGATATTCACGTGAAGTTGGTAGATGTGGAGCGCTACGTCGGCCTGCCCTATAGCCCCGACTACTTCGACTGCGCCGACCTGGTGATGCTCGTCCAGCAGGAGCTCTTCGGTCGTGAGGTGGTGGTGCCCGGCAGGCGCCCTCGGGGCGTGCAGGGCGCCGCCGAGCTGGGTGAGTTATCCAAGCCCTTCGCCAAACCCCGGGAGGGTCCGCCGGTCGATGGCGACCTGGTGCTGATGATCGAAGTGCTGCAGAAACGCCCCGGCCATGCCGGGGTTTTCTTTTTCCTTGCCCATGAGGCGTGGGTGCTCCACGCCAACGAAAAGAACGGATGTGCCGTCCTGCACCGCGTCCGTGATCTGCCCGACTTTGGGCTGAGAATCGAGGGATTTTACGAATGGCTGAATTGAACGCGCTCTCTGCGTGCCCGCCGTCCCTGGTCGTCACGCCCCACCCGGTGACGCTGGAGGGCCAGCAGCGGATCGCCGCAGAGATGCTGCCGCGGGAGACGTTGGGGCATTTCCTGGCCAGAACGGTGCCCGATTACGGGAGCGATGCGTGGGAGGTACGGATCAACGGCGTCCGTGTGCCACACCAGATCATCGACAAGGTGAGGCCCAAGGGCGGCACTGTCATCGAAGTTCGTGGAACCGTCGGGCGCACGGCGCTGCTGATCGTCGCCATGGTTGCCCTGACCATCTTTACTGCAGGTGTAGGCACGGCCATGGTCGCTGCCGGTTACAGCGCTATGGCGGCCGGGATGGCGCAGGCTGCGATCTATGCGGTCGGGTCGCTGCTGATCAACAAGGTCTTGGGGCCGAAAAAGCCCAAGCAGTACGAAAGCGATGCTGCTACCGTTTATACGATCGGCTCGGCTCGCAATCAGGCGCGTCCGTATGAACCGCTGCCGCTGGTGCTAGGGAACATTCGCATTGCGCCGGACATCGCCAGCCAGCCTTATTCGTTCTACGAGGCCAACGACCAGTTCATGGCCATGGTGCTGACGCCTGGCATCAACGTGGCGCGCGTGGAGGCGATGTTCAATGGCGAGGCCCTTCTTTCGACCTTTGAAGGAGTGCAGGTCTGGCATAGCGGCTTCCCTCGCATGCCGGAAGAGAAGATCCCGCTCTACAGCAACGTCGATACTCTCGCGGGTGGAGCGCTGACGGCGGAAAAGGGCACGCCTAGCGCATGGGTTCAGCGTACGAGCTCGCCCAGCACCATCCGGTTGCAGCTCGACTTCGACTACATGCTGTTCGACACCACCAGCAAGGGAAAGCCGAAGGACAACCAGGAAACAATCCAAGTCCAGTACCGATCGGTTGGGGCTACCGACTGGCGTGTGTTCGGCAACTTCCCCCTGATCAGCCAGAGCCAGAAGCAGCAGCGGCGCACGTACGCCTTGGACGTTGAGCCCGGACAGTACGAGGTGCGCGCGCGCATTGCGGGCCGGAATACGGACGGCTCAGGAGCCACCAGCGACTTCACGTGGTCGACCCTGAAGAGCATCCAGACCGACACGGCGAGCTACGCGGGTATTCCTCGCATCGGCATTCGCATCAAGGCCACTGGCCAGCTCAACGGGAGTCCTGACGAACTGCGCTGTGTGGCCTATGCCGCGCCGATCCCGGTGTGGAAGGGCAGCCAGTGGGTCACCGAAGAAACCAGCAACCCGGGCGCCCAGATCCTTGCGTACGCGCGCGGCATTCGCGATCCAGGTGGAAACCTGATCGCGGGGTTGGGCTTGCTGGACGCCCAGATCGATATCGCGGCGCTGCAGGCATTCATGCTGCACTGCGCGGCCTCGAAGTACACCTACGACAATGTGATTCGTGACACACGCAGCCATGACGACGTGCTGCAGGCGATCGCACTCGCAGGCTTTGGCAACGTGACCTGGGCGGCCGGTCGACTGTCGGTCGTATGGGCGGCGGATGAGCAGCCGCTGTCGGGCGTGGTCAATATGGCCACGATCAAAAAGGGGCAGTTCCAGATCGATTACACGCTGGCCAATGCGGCCGATGGCATCGAGTTCACCTACGTGGACCGTTCGGACTGGTCGAGCAAGACGCTCAGGGTGACTGCGCCAGGTGTCCAGACCATGCTGAACCCGGCCCAGGTATCGGGCGAGGGTATCACCACGGAGGAACACGCGGCCAAGATGGCGCGGTATCACTTGGCGCAGTCCCTGTACCAGTACAAGGACATCTCCTTCAGCACCGATATCGAGCACCTGAGTTACCGGCGCATGTCGGTGCTGGCGCTGCAGCACGACCTCACGCAGTGGGGCTTCGGCGGCAGGCTTGTGTCGGCCACCCGGGATGGATCCACCGTGGTGTTGACGCTGGACGATCAGGTGCGCGCGCCAGCCACGGGCAACAGCTTTATCGGGCTGCGCATTCCTGGCGAGCTGGTATATCGCGTTTTCAGGGTGGCCGCCTTTGCCGGAGAGACGGACCAGATCCGGCTGGCTGATACCTGGCCGGCTGACGCACCGCTGCCGGGCAACACTGCCGAGAACCCCGCCCACGACACCATCTGGATCTTCGATTTTAAGCAGACGCCGGGCTACCGCGTCCGTGTGGTGGGCATCGAGCCAGAGTCCGACCTCAAGGGCGCATCGGTTTCGGTTGTGCCGGAAGGCCCGGAATTCTGGCGGTACGTCGAGTCAGGCCAGTACATCCCGGCACCCAATGGCTCTCTGCTGCAGACCCGGCCGGTGGCGAGCAATCTGCGCATCACCGAGCAGCAGGTCGTGCAGGGCGATACTGTCTTCACTGAGCTCTCAGCGACCTTCGATGTATCCGGTCCAGTGGGCGAGACTATTGTCCTGTCCGATTTGGATCGGAACAGCGAGCTTGAGCAGGTGGCCGCCACCCGCACGCGCACCGCGACCTGGCGTATCCCTCAGGCAGGTGTCTACCCGATCACCGTTCGGCCGTACAGCCCCGAAGGCAATGCCGGCGTCGCGGTTACCGCGATGTACGCAACGCGTGGTGCAGATGTACCGCCAGTCCTGGTCGACGTCTTCGACGTGGCCGAAATCAGCGGCGGCGTTCGGCGGTACACCTGGGGCTTCCTGAACGAAACCGTGCAGTCCGCGGACTTCGCAGGTGTCGAGATCCGCTACAGCGCAGGCAAAGTGGCCGCGCCAGCGTGGGATCAGATGACGCCGCTGGGGGACGACGGGTATCACGTTGCCGCCTTCGAGGCGGTTCTGCCCCCGGCGGGCGACTGGACCTTTGCATGCCGGTCTCGGAATACCTCCGGCGCGCTCTCTGAGTCGAGTCGTATCGTCCAGAAGACACTGGGCGCCAACCTCGGCGAGGTGATCGGTGATCTAGCGGAGGACCTGGAGGAGCAGACCCGCAAGCAGGTGGAGCAGCAGCGCCAACTGGACAAAGAGACTCTCGATCGCGTGTTGGCCGACGCCAGCGAGGCAGCGGCGCGGGCGCGCGAGCTTGGCGTGGTCAACGCCAAGCTCGTATCGGAGGCCCAGACCCGTGCCAATCAGATCGGCCAGGCCATGGACGCGGTTGCGGCCGAGGGTCAGGCGCGTGCAGCAGGGCTTCTGAACGAGAAGCTAGAGCGACAAGCCGCCGTCACCGCGGAATCCGATGCCCGCCAAAGTGACGTTGAATCGCTGTCGCGTGCGCTCTCCGAGGTGGCCGCCGGCAGCGGTACGCAGTTCGACAGCAAGACGATCTGGCACTTTACGACTACGGTGGAAGGATGGGGCAGCAATGGCGGAGCGCCGGCCCTCAATGATGGCTGGCTCCGCCCGACGAACAACAGCGCATCCTACGCACAGTCACCCGCTGCCTTGGGGATCGACGGCAACGCCTATCGCTTCATCAAGCTGCGCATGCGCAGGACCGGCAATCCGGTCTGGCTTGGCCTGGTCCGTTGGACGACAGAGGCTGATCAGGCTTGGAACGACGGGAAGTCGACAACAATCGCGCAGCCGGCGTTCGATGCTGCTGGCGTAGCCACCGTGGACATCAGCGATATTCCATGGTCTGGCCCGTCGCCGATACGGCAGGTGCGTATCGCGCTTACCCGTGGCCAGACCGCTAACGACTATGTCGAGTACGACTACATCGCCATCGGCCGGCCGGCTCCGGGCGCCAGCGTGGCACTGGTTCAGGAGGAACGCCAAGCCCGAGTGACGGCGCTTGCAGCTGAAGCCAGCGAGCGCAACACGCTCGCCGTGCAGATGCGCGGCAGCTACACAGGCAGCGAGCTCAGCCAAGCGCAAGGCTTCGTGGGTGACGAGCGCACCGCGCGAGTGGCGGCCGACAGTGCACAGGTACAGCGCATCAGCACGATGGAAGCGCGGTTGCCTGCAGGAACAGGCCAGCTCGCAACCACCGCGGCGGTCACCCAGCTGCAAGAGGCGATGGTTGCCGCCGACCAGGCCAACTCCCAGGCAACAACGACCGTCAACAGCAAGCTGACCGGGCTGCGTATGACTGGGGACAACATTGTCCCCAACAGCAACTTCGCCACCGGTATGGAATGGTGGACCCGGACCGTTGGACCTGCCGGCAACAGTATCGAGTGGGGCGCGGCCAGCGGTGACGGTGGGCCAGGCGTGGTGATTGGTCGGGGATCGACCGCATCCTCTCCCTGGATTGCAGCCAATGAGGCTGCCTGGCAGCCTGTGAAGGCACCTCGCCGGTTCAGGGCCATCTTCAAGGCTCGGGCGGTGGGCACGGGCGGCAATGTGCTGATGCGCCAGCATGTGCGCGACGCTGCGCTGGTGGAAGGCGTATCGGACGTGACTGTGGCGGTGACCAATACGACATGGCAGCGCTACACCGTTGACTGGTCTGAGGTCGGGCCCACCCGCATTGAGGCGCGCTTCACCGCCTACGTGACCACGGTTGGCGCCACGGTTGCTTTCGACCGAATCGAGATCTACGACGTCACCGACCTGGTGGCAAACGAGCTGACGGCATCTGGCCTTCAGGCGTTGACGACGCGAACCAGCAGCATCGAAGGGATCCAGACTGCGCAGGCAACGTTGATCGGCCAAGTCCAGTCCGGCCTTGCTCAGACCAACGGCAACGTTACCGCCGCCCAGCAGGCCGCGCAGGCTGCAGCCGATGCCGCCGGGGCAAAAGGCAAGGTCATCTATGGGGCGGCGTTGCCCGCGGCTGCCGATCGGTTGCCGCAGAACCTGTGGATCGATTCAACGGGGAATGCCAATACGCCCAAGCGATGGAACGGGTCGGCGTGGACGACTGTCAGCGACAAGGTGGCGACAGATGCAGCCGCAGCTGCAGCAGCAGCGCAGCAGACCGCCAATGCGGCGCAGAGCCAGGCGAGTGCCAACGCCGGGGCGCTCAGCACGTTGGACACAAAGGTTACGCAGCAGGGAGCGGCACTCACCGCGCAGGGCGACGCGATCACGGCCGTGAACATCCGCGCTGACGGCCTAGAGGCGGGGCTGGCCAATGTCGGCGGCGACAACCTGCTGGGAAACAGCAGCTTTGAAGCCGAGACAAATACCCCGGCAGCTGTGCCGGGGTGGAGCAACAACAGTGGTGGCTTGGGGTCCGGCGTTACTCGCCGCCAGTGGGCAGACTCGACGCTACCGGGCTCTGCTCGCGCATGGCGCTGGGAATTGGACAACGTCCCGACATCTGGATACCTGGAAGGCATCAGCAACAGTGGCGTCAGGCTGATTAAGGTGGAGTCCGGAAAGGCTCACACCGTCTCTGCTTACGTGCGCGGCACAGCCGGTTTCCGTGTGCTCCTGCAGTTTGCGTGGCGCAATGCCGCCAACTCCACCATCAGCTACAGCGGAACCCCGTCCGCTGCCCAGTACCGCACCTCGGAGGACTGGAGTCGCATCTCCTGGACGTCTGTCGCACCAGCCTTGGCTACCTCATGCGTTGTCTATATTCGTGTCTACGGTGCCAATGCCGCCGGCCAGTGGGTTGAATGGGACAACGTGCAGGTGCAGGTCGGTTCTGTTGCGACGGGCTACGCCCCAAGCGCAGCGGAAACGGCAGCGAGCCTGGCGGCGAACGTCAGCGCGACCAACACGCTCACTGGCAAGGTCTCCTCCCTGGAAGGGACCACTTCCGCGCTGAGCCAGGCCGCAACGACGGTGAACGCGAAGTTGTCCTCCCTGGGCGACGTGGTCAGCTATAGCATCACCGCCAACGCCCAGATCAGCTCCGCACCGTCCGGTGGCCCCCGTACTACGGCAATCCGAAACGCTAGCGGCGGCGCAGTAGCCGGTGCCGGCCGTGGCTTCAGCGTGTGCTTGATCAATAGTGACAGCACCCTCGGACCACGAAACGGCTTCGATACCTACAACAGTCCGAGCGTCGCCGGTCAGGCCCTCGCAGACTTCATCGCTGGCATTCCTGAGAACCAGTACTTCATCGTCTACACCAGCGATAACGTCGGCAACATGCTGGGCGGCAGCGCCGGGGCATCTGCTGCGCAAGCAGCGCTCGTTGATGCTGGCGGCACTTCACGGGCCGTGTCCGCGCTCCAGGGCAGCCGCATGTACATCCTTGTCGGCAGGCGCAAGCTGCGCGCGGGTAGCGGCATGGAAATCCTGTGTCCAGCGCCTACGTCGGGCAGAGCGGACCAGTGGTGTGAATACAACCTGCAAGTCCTGAACGGCGTGCCGATCGGCATGACTGATCAAAGGGCCATGCAGCAGGCGATGGATGCGACCTCGCAAGGCCTTAGCGCGATTACTGCGACCGTCGAACAGCAGGCTGGCCAAGTGACCGCGCTTGGCCAACAGATACAACAAGTTGGGGCCGGAATCGCAAACAAGGCCGATAGCAGCGTGGTCCAAACCCTGACGGCCATGGTGAAAGACACGATGACCGGTGGCGGCAACCTGCTCTCCAACACGTTGTTCAAGGACGGGCGTCGCGGTTGGGGATGGTGGAACTCTGGCAACGGCACGTGGAACGAACTGGGGCTGGTCGCCGGGCCGGAGTGGGCCCCGCCTGGCTTGGCTCATTTCGGTGGATTTGCACCCTCGAATCTTGCCTTGAACACCCAGTTCTGGGCCGGTGACGAGCAGCCCGTGCCCGTTGTGGCTGGGAAGCGCTACTGCTTTTCCGCGTACATCAACTGCCACCGGGTGGGCTTGGCTATCCTGATTTCCTTTAGGGATGCCAACGGCAACACAGTCGGTGAGCAGTACTCCGGCCCAGCTGACGCCACCAATACAACCCCGCCGATCACGCTCGAAAAATTGAAGCGATTGAGCGCCAGCCTGGTTGCACCTCCAGGGGCCGTCTATGCAAGGGTTGGTTATTACCTCAGGGGACTTGGTCTCAGTAACAACATTGGCAACTACTTCTGGATCTTCCAGCCGATGCTGGAAGAGATGCGAGAGGGGCAGACTGGCCCCTCCCCGTACTCGGCGGGGGGAGGCGAGACTCTGGCTGGCTATAGCCTCTACGTCACGGCCGACGGCTTGACCGGCGGCATGGTCACCAAGAACGACGGCAAGGTCGTCGACATGAAGATCTTGGCCAACGTCCTTCAGATCCTCAGTCCGAACCAGCCGGAAGGCATCGAGATGCGCGATGGCTACATCCGCGTATGGAAGGGAAACTCGCAGCGGATCATCGGCACCGGCTTTGGCAGCGGCGACTTGATGGACTACTTCGGTCCGAACGTGGGTGCCGGCGCCGCCAACAAGATGAACGCTACGATGTGGATGGATGTGAGCGGCAACGCGTACTGGGGCGGTTCGCTGTCGGCAGGGATCTGGAAGAACGCCAATCGCACCAGCAGCACCGCCGCTTATCCATACGTCGAGGTCGGTCCTTTCGCGGCGCACGGCAAACAGCGGGTGGTGGTGGCGTCGTTCAGCACGTTCTCCCCGAACTACACCGCCTGGTATGACGGACGGTCCTCGAGCAACGAGCCGCCGCCGCCAGCAATCGTGACCAGCACCGTTCTACGCCTACGTCGAAACTCGGGTGCAGGTCTGGAGTTGGTTTCCCAGCAGGCTTTTCGGGCATCCGCCGTATTGGTCAGCAACACCTATCACGATCGTGACGCTGGCATTCCGCAGTTGCCCAACGGCGGATGGCAGCAGCAGTACTACTTCACCTGCAGCGGCTCATTCACCGCGACCGAGCAGGGGTCTACGTACCAGAGCTTTATCTACGAGGGCTCGCTCACCACCCAGGCGGTCCCGCAGATCGAGAACCAGACCATCGCAGTGGTCAGTACCGAAGAGCCATAGGCGGCCAGGCCGCTCAGTTCCAACCGCTGACGCGGTGACCAGCGTTCCAGTCGCCGCACAACCAGGAGATATCCATGAAATTTCGTGCAAAGCTGCAAATGAAGATGGAAACCGCGGACCAGCCCGGTGCGATCATGCTCAACTTCGTTCCGGTCGAGGCGGGGGTGCCTCAGTTGAATCTGACCGTTTCGCCTGCGGATGCCGGCGCGCTGACGGTGGGCAGGGTCTACGCCTTCACCGCAGTGGAAGATCAGGATTCGGACGCTGCCTGACACGCCACCCGATTGATCAGGGCTCCTTGTTGCCGGGCATCTACGAGTTATGTTGCCCGGCAACAGTGGTGGCGGCGTGTCCCAGGCCAAACCGGTGGGTAAATTCGGAGAATTTGGCAAGGCTCACGGCTTGGCGATTCTCGCAATGCGGGCACGAAAGCACCGCACCCCCGGCGAGGGCAAGCAGCCCTTCAGTAGGTGCGGCCGCGAACGTCCAGCCACACGGAAGGCATCGGCACTGGACCCGGGTGACTTCGAGCAGTTGCCCGACCTCGTTCGCCTGACCGTCAACTTCCATCAGATAGAACTGCCCGGTGTTGGGCATGGGCCTTCTCGCTGACAACGGGGCCGGAATGCCTCGAGAGAGAATAATATTCGTCCGTTTGTTAAGGGGGCGCAGATTTCGTAGCTCACGGGGCCTTGCGGCCCCCGTGGTGTAATCCGCTCATGTGCTATTCCGCTCAAATTAAAGCCGACTACCACAAGCTCGTGCGCGAGTTCGGGGCGGTCGTGTCTATGGAGGAATTCGCGGCGCTGTACGCCCATGATCCCGGGAAGAAGCGGCCGAAGACCCCGAAGGCCATGGACGACGCATTCGCCGCGGGCAAGACCCCTGTCGAGCGTGCGGTCTGGGCGGCAATTCAGGACTGGAACGCCCGAGATGCCACTGCCTTCGAGCAGGAGCTGTTTACCCAGAAGACCCGCCTGGTCAACGCCGAGCGCGCTCTGCAGACGAAGGTCACGAAGAAGGCCGAGAACGACGTGCGGGTGGCGACCAACAAGATTGCCCGGGCCCAGGGCAAGCTGGCCGACCTCCGGCGCAATGACCACGTAGCAAGGGATTCGCGGATCTTCCCCGGGGTATACGGCACCGTCATCGTGTCCGAGGGCGGCAATCGGGTGGTGAAGCCGATGCGCTACCAGTGCCGGCTCGCCGGGAAGCCGGCCAGCTACGACCAGCGCTACCCCGGCACCTACAACGCCAGGCGCGACAGCCTGGAGGGGTTCTGGCGGCCAGCCTTCGGCTACACGCACGCGCTGATGGTGGTGGACACCTTCTATGAGAACGTCGAGGGGCCCGGCGGCGGCAACCAGGTCGTGCAGTTCACGCCTCGCACGGGCGATCCGATGCTGGTGGCCTGCCTGTGGTCCCACTGGGTGGATCCGGCCGGCAAGGAGCCCGATCTACTGTCCTTCGCGGCGATCACCGACGACCCTGAGCCCGAGGTCGCTGCAGCGGGTCATGACCGGACGATCATCAACATCAAGCCCGAGCACGTAGATGCCTGGCTCAACCCCGACCCGGCCGACATGGGCGCGCTTTACGCGATCTTCGACGACAAGCGGCACCCGTTCTACGAGCACCGCTTGGCGGCGTAGGGTTGTTCCGACTCTTCCTAGTGCACTTGGCCTATGGTCCCAGGGCGCGGCGCGGTCGATGATTGGCATGCCGGATCCGGGAGCCGCAGGCAGCTCAGCCCGGGTGATGGGTCTGTCTGAGCAGCAGCCCTCGGCTCGTCCGCATCGATCGCCTAGGAGTGCCGGCGCGCCTGGTCGCATCTGGCCGAATTGGCCGTGCAATATTTAGGTCTTCATGCGACAAAAGGGATGCTACAGCCGCGTTGCGATTGTTGCCCTAACTTAAGGTTAGAATGCTCCAAGAACCGTCAAGGCTGAGCAGCGTGTCCAAAATAATCTGCATGTACAACCACAAGGGCGGCGTAAGTAAGACGACGACTGTCTTCAATCTTGGCTGGATGCTCGCGCTGAAGGGTAAGCGAGTAATCATTGCTGACTTTGACCCGCAATGTAACCTGACCGGAATCGTCGGTGGTTACAAGGGCGTGGCTGACATGCAGGCCCTCTACAGTACGCCCCAGCCGAATAATATTAAAGACGCGCTCGCTCCTGCTTTCGAGTCTCAGCCAAGACAGATTACCGCCGCCAATTGCTTTGTTGTAAATTCCGCTATGCCAAATTTGCTTTTGCTGGCAGGGCATATTGGTCTTTCGGAATACGAGACGACCTTGGGGTTGGCTCAGGAGCTTAGCGGGTCGCTGCTTCCGTTGCGTAACTTGCCGGGAGCTACTCGATTTATGCTTGATGCAACCGCTGAGAAGTATAAGGCGGATTATGTAATTCTAGATATGAGTCCGAGTGTGGGTGCTATGAATCAAAATCTCATAGCAACTTGTGATCACTTCATAGTTCCGTTCCATCCCGATTATTTTTCGTCTATGGCGCTTGAGTCATTGTCGACGGTGCTCCCGCGTTGGCGGAAATGGGCAGAAGTGGCCCATGGTTTGAGCGTCTTGCGAGACGCTGACTATCCATTCCCTCGCCCGCACCCCACCTTCATTGGCTCTGTAATTCAGAAGTTCCGCCCTAAAAATGGTGCGCCTTCCCAGGCATTTCAGCGATGGATCGATACGCTAAAAGAGGACATGGAATCTAGATTTATCCCGGCGCTTGAAGAAGCAGGAATGGTCAACGAGGCAGCGTTCGAGTCTCGTGTGGGGCTCAAGCCGTGGGAGCCAATTCTGGAAGTTGGCGATTTCAATAGTCTTATTGCGCTTTCCCATGAGCATCGGGTGCCGATTTTCGCATTAACGCGGGAAAATTTGAATCAATCGGGTGCGGTTTGGGTGCAAACGAAAGAGTCAAGAGATGCTTTTGCGAAAGCGTTTTCAGAGTTCGCGGACCGCGTGATCGCGGCGAGTGCATGACGCCCCGTCTGCTCTTTGATGAGCTGTGGGCAAGGGGCGATGCTCTCGCAACCGTCTATGAAAGCTTGGTCACCCTAGGTATTCCCCAGCCGAAAGCAGACGAGCTGTTGCGTGCAGAATGGGTTGCAAGGATTGCAGCTCTTGACTTGTTCGTGCACGAGTTGGTGGCGATGCGCATGTTGGAACAATTTGAAGGGGTAAGAGGCCCTGCGCCCGGCTTTGCCAAGTTCCGGTTAAGTGCTGAAACCATTACGAGGATCGTTAACTCGGATTCTGCCGCCGAAAGGTCGGCGGCGTTTGATTTGGATGTGAGGGCCCAAATATCCCATTTGACTTTTCAGATGCCCGACAAGATTGCAGAGGCTTTGCGCTACACCTCCGCTGTCGCGCTTTGGGAAGCTGTTGCTAAACATCAAAACCCGGGTTTGTCGGGCAGTGCTCTAAATAACGCTCAGCGAACCCTAAGAACTACCCTGTCCTCAATGGTTGAGCGGCGAAACAAGATTGCTCATGAAGGCGATTTGGGCCCTACCGTCCCTCGTCAGCCCTGGCCTATTGATGTTGGTCAAATTGGGACAGTGAGAGATTTTATATTCCGGCTGGTCGAATCAATTCAGCAGGTTATGGATGACGACAACGCTCAGTGTGATGCTGATTCCGGGGCGGAAGATGCCGTGGAGATTTCGCCGGCGGAGCCCGCTGCGTGCGAGGCTTTGGGCGATGTGGCCATCGCAGATGCAGCAGATCAAACTGAACCTCCCCCCGGAGAGGACTTCGGTTAGCTGCGTCGAGAATTGAGTGTTTCCCGCCAGAAAGAGGGCAAAAGTGACGCGAGGGATTGCTGGCGATCAACATCGCGCAGGCGGAAGCTCGTGAACAGATGTTGTGTAGTTAGGTGAAAGCATGTGCTGCCGCATCCCCCAGGCAGGTCGTGCTTGCCATCCCGACGCTCCAAGGCCGGCCGTGCCGCGTCCGAACTTCTGGTTGATTCGGTCCATGGTAGCCATCAGCCTGTCATTGCCGAGCAGCGACGGCCCGAACAGATCCAGCGGAAGCTCATCCGGCCGGGCCAAGTCGAGCAGCGCCACGCCTGCCTTCTTGTATCCAATGCCGTCGCGGAGCAGGCCGCGCAGCAAGTTGCGCACGACGCCCAGCACCAAACTGGTGTCCGCGGTCGACGCAGGCAGGCCAACAGTCTTGCTTGCGTGGTGCTGCCGCAGTTCTGGGCGGAACACATCGGTGTAATGACCCACTGATTTCCTGCTCAGGTGTTACTTTCCCCGAAGGAGACACCGATGAGCGAAGTGATGGGAGAAGAGA